AAAGGAAACGCGATGCTGATAACGAAGCAGGCGAGCGGCACGGCGAAGATCGACCCGCTGATGGCACTGTTCGACGCCGTGTCCCTGATGGCGCTGAATCCTCTAGCTCGCGGCACTAGCGTCTACGAGCAAATTGCGCGGCAGCAAGAAAGGCCGGCGCCATGAACCTATTTCAGCGTTTCTGGAATGCGATCCGATGGAAGCCGGAGCGACGCATTTACGTCGGCTCACGCCAGGCCGGAGTCACAGTGACCGAAGACTCGGCGCAGGCTTTCTCTGCGGTCGCGGCATGCGGGCGGATCATCTCGGAGACCTTGGCCTCATTGCCGTGGCCTGCGTATGCAAAGCTCGCCTCGGGGCGAGACGTTCTCCCGGCGCATCCGGTGAATTGGCTCCTCAACCATCAGCCGAACCCAGAGCAGACGGCGATGGTGTGGAAGCGCCAATTGCTCTCGCACTTTCTCTTCTGGGGCAACGGCTACGCGGAGATTGAGCGCGGCAACGACGGCCGGGTGATCTGGCTGTGGCCACTGCTACCGGATCGAAGCGAGATTCGCCGGACTGAGACCGGTGCCCTGGTGTGCGTCGTCACGGGCTCAACGGGGCAGCAACACGTGCTACCGCGCGAGAACGTGTTCCATCTCTCCGACGGGTCCTACGACGGGCTGATGGGTGTTTCGAGGATTCACCTCGCACGCCGCGCGATCGGCGCAGGGATCGCCAGAGATGTATTCACCGCGAGTTACTACCAGAACGGGGCTTCAGTCGGCGGGGTGATCGAGCAGAAAACCGGCAAGACGCTTTCGCCAGATGGCAAGGATGCGCTACTCGCCGACTTCAACCAAAAGTATGCCGGGCCGGACCGAGCTGCGAAGACTCTCTATCTCGACGCCGGCATGGAATACCGCACGGTCGAGATGCCTCTCCGGGATGCGCAGTACCTTGAGACTGGGCGCTTTCTGGTCGAGGAAATCTGCCGCTGGTACGGGGTGCCGCAGCATCTCGTACAGTTGCTCACGGAGTCGAACTACGCCATCAGCTACACCGCTGACAAGAACTTTGTCGAGCACACGCTGCGACCGATTGCGACTCTGATGGAGCAGGAAGCGAACATCAGGCTGTTCGGCGCGCGCGCAAGGGGCACGGTGTACACGCGCATCAACCTGTCGGCCCTGATGCGCGGCGACCCGCGGATACGTGGCGAGTGGTACAAGGCGATGATCAACGCCGGGGTGATGTCGATCAACGAGGTGCGCGAGCTCGAAGAACTCAACGCCATCGGAAGAGAAGGAGACGAGCACTACCTGCAGACGAGCATGACGACCCTCGGGAGAATTGCCGAGGGGACGAACATCACGCAGCCGGCGAAACCTGCAGAAGATCCGCCAGACTCAGCGGAACCAGCGGAGCCAAAAGCGAAGTCGAAGAAGCCGCGCAAGCGCAAGCAGAAAGAGAACGTCATACGGCGAGACGCGCTCGCCTGGTGGCGCGAAGGCGGAAAGGAGCGGGCGAATGGATGACACCGTAACGATCGAGTACCGCGGCATTTCACGCGCCATGGTAGTCGGTACTTCCGTGGTGGTGGAGTCGTGCGAGGCTGGCGTGCTGCGTCTACGCCTCGCCCAGGCGGCGCAAGTCGCCGCGCCGGCTCCCGATGAGAAGGACAACGAAGGGAGCGCCGATGCCTCTACCTAACATTCGATTCATCAACAAGGGCAAGACCGGCGAAATCTGGCTCTACGATCAAGTCGGCGAGGGCTGGTTCGGGGGGATGTCGGCAAAGACCTTCGTCGCCGAGATGCAGAAACTCGGCAAGGTCGACACGATCAACTTGCACATCAATTCTCCCGGCGGCTCGGTCTTCGACGGCGTGGCGATCTACAACAGCCTGAAAAGCCACCCGGCTCGCATCGAGGTGGACATTGACGGCGTCGCGGCTTCCATCGCATCGTTGATCTCCATGGCCGGGAACGAGATCCGCATCGCCGAGAACGCGATGATGATGATTCATGACCCGATGGGCGTCGCCATTGGGACAGCGGAGGACATGCGCAAGACCGCCGAGCTTCTCGACCAGATCAAGGGCGTCATCGCTGCTACCTACGCAAAGCGCACTGGCAAGAAGGAAGCCGACGTCATGGCGCTTATGGCGGAAGAGACTTGGATGACCGCGGCGGAAGCGCAGGACATGGGCTTCGCCGACCTCGTCACCGCCGAGCAGAAGATTGCCGCCTGCTCTGGTTTCGACTTCTCCAATTTCAGGCGCACCCCGGCGCAGCTCACCGGCAGGGCGCGCCACGCAGGACACGCCATCGCGAGCGTCAAGCTCGTGAACATGAGCGAACGAATCGCGAAAGCAGCAGCGCGATAAAGCCGGCGCCCTAAACGCCGTTTCCAGCCGCCCGCAAGGCGGCTTTTTATTTTCAGGAGTCAGATATGACGATCGAGCAACTTCGGGCCCGGCTCGTGGAACTCAATGAGACCGGCAAAGCAATCCAGGCGAAAGCCGATGCGGAAAAGCGCGACCTAACGGCCGAAGAACAGGCCGAGGTCGACGCGATCTTCACGGAGTTCGAGGATGTGGAAGCCGACATCAAGCGGCGCGAAACGCTGGCGGCGCAGGAAACGCGCTTGGGCGAATCCCGCGGCCGCGTGGTGCCGCCGCTGCAGCCAAGCAATGCCGAAGTGATCGTGGAGCGCGGCGGCGAGCGCCAGCGCAACGGTATGCAGAACACCACGCTGCGCACGCAGGAGCAGCGCGTCCGCTGGGGCTTCCGCGACTTCGGCGAATTCTGCATGGCGGTCAAGAATGCGTCCATCGCCCCGACCCAGACGGATCAACGCCTGATTTTCAATGCCGCCGCTTCGACCATCGGCACGGAGGGCGTCGGAGCCGATGGCGGATTTGCGGTTCCGCCGGAGTGGCGCTCGCAGATCATGGAAATGGTGGCGGGAGAAGATTCAATCCTGTCGCTGACCGACCAGCAGCAATGCAGCGGCAACAGCATCACCTTCCCGGTCGACGAAACGACCGCCTGGCAGACGACCGGCGGAGTTCAAGCGTACTGGGATTCCGAGGCCGCTGCGATGGCGCAGTCGAAGCCGCTGCTCAAGGACCTGACCGCGAAGCTGAGCCGCATCACGGCGCTTGTCCCGATGACGGACGAGCTGCTCGAGGACGCGACGGCGATGGGCGGCTATGTCGGCAAGAAGGCCGGCGAGAAAATCGACTTCAAGGTCACCGACGCGATCCTGAACGGCACCGGGGTCGGGCAGCCGCTCGGCATCATGAACGCGCCTTGCCGCGTATCGGTCGCCAAGGAAACCTCGCAGACGGCCGCCACGTTCCACGCCGACAACGTCGCGAAAATGATGGCGCGGCTTCCGTCGAAGTCGTTCGGCCGCAGCGTGTGGTTCCTGAACCAAGATGTCCTGCCGCAAGTCTTCAAACTGGGCTTCGCGGTCACCACCGCCGCCGGCACCGCGGCCGGCGCTGGGGCGCTCTACCTGCCGCCGAATGGCTTGGCGAATACGCCGGCCTACGGAACGATCCTCGGCCGCCCGATCATCGTGACAGAGGCATGCGCGACGCTCGGGACGGTGGGCGACGTGATCCTGGCGGATATGTCCAGGTATCTCACCGTCGTCAAGGCGAGCGGCGTCAAGTCCGACGTGTCGATGCACCTCTGGTTCGACCAGAACCTGACGGCATTCAGGTTTGTTCTGCGGATCAACGGGCAGCCCTGGCTCTCGGCGCCGATCGCTCGCAAGAGCGGCAACAACACGCTGTCGCACTTCGTTTCCCTCGACACGCGCGCCTAACCCGACCCCCATTTTGAAAGGAGCATGACCATGACAGTTTCACTCAACGGCCGGCTCGACGAGCAGGTCTCGCAAATCCAGGCGGCGGCAGATCTTCTGCTGACCACCACCGTGGGCGATACGAAGTACGTATCGCTCAAGGGCTACAGAAAGATTCAGATCGTGATCGACATCGCCAACGGCACGGCGGTGACGGGGTCGACCATCACGCTCAAGCAGGCTACCGCGGTTGCCGGCACCGGCGAGAAGGCGCTTGCCTTTACTAGAATGCTGGCCAACATCGACGTCGCCGCTTCGCAGACGATGGTCGAGACAGCGGTGGTCTCGAATACCTTCGTCACCGACACCACCAACAGCAAGAACCTGCGCTACATCATCGATGTGGACGCTGACACGCTCGACGTGGCTGGAGGGTTCGACTGCATCCGCCTGGACGGCACCGGACACGCCGCCACGGCCTCGCGCGGAGTCGTGGTCTCGTACATCCTTTACGGCGCGCGCTACTCCGGCGCCAGCCCGGTAGCGGACTAATAAGGCGCGGTTCGTACTTAGGCCCGCTTCGGCGGGCCTTTTTTGCGCTTTGCCATGGCCCTGAAACTCATCACGTCCCCAGCGATCGAGCCAGTGACGCTCGAGGAGGCCAGGGTCCATTGCAAGGCGACCTCGGCGGCAGAGGACTTTCTGCTGGAACTGGCGATCAGAGCGGCACGCGAGCACGCCGAAAACTTCACCGGCCGGCGCTTCGTCACGCAAACGTGGGACTACTTCCTCGATTGCTTCCCTAACGAGTGGGCGAATCAGTACGGCCGGTCTCGCGGTGAATTTGCACTGCCGTACCCGCCGCTCGTTTCGGTGACATCCATCAAGTATTTCGACGAGGCCGGCGTCGAGCAGACGCTCGCGACATCTGAATATCAGGTCGACGCGAGTTCAGATCCCGGGCGCATCGCTCCGGCCTACGGGAAGTCATGGCCGTCCGCGCGTGCGCAGTTGAACGCTGTCACCGTGCGCTTCGTGTGCGGGTACGGAGGCCTTGCCTCGGTGCCATTTTCGATCAAGGCGGCGATCCTGCTTATCGTCGGGCACCTCTTCGAGCACCGGGAAGAGAACCAGGACTTCCAGGTTCACGAGATGCCGCTGGGTTCCGAGCGGCTCTTGTTCCCGTTGCGCGTGATGAGGTTCTGAGGGATTTGAAAACGATGGAAATCGTCTACCCAGATTCCAACCGCCTCGGGCAGTTCTTCGTGCCCTATGAGGTCCTGCGCAACGGCGCCGACCGGCCGCTGCTGCAGGCGCTGTTCGGCCTGTGCCTGCCGCTGAAGACCGAGGAGCACGAGAACGGCCGCGGCCTGCGCTACTACGCGGTGAGCGCCATGTTCCA